CGAGAATATCTTTCTTACACAAACTCCAGTCCTTACGGAGGACGATTTCAACGAGGTAGCCGAGTCGGTAGGCGTTGATATGTGTTATGATGTGAAATATATCATCAAGAAGGGCGTGAATAAGCAATAAAACCCCAAAAATACGATAGAATATGGTAAAAATCGCAACTATCACAAAAATAATGGTAAAAAAATTAATTTTTTTACTTGTTTTTTTCGTATAGTTGTAGATTTTTCCCGACTTATATCCAAATGGATGCGTGGTTGTGCCGAAATAGGCTTCATTTTGCCGAATATGAGGCAAAGCAGTGGAGATTACACATCAAAGAACTTGAAATGCGGGAAAGAAGGCGTAAGTTGGCTTATTTACATTTTCACATCATCCGAGCGTCCAGTCCCTTGCGACGACCACCGCTGGACATACCACCGCTGGACATACCACCGCTGTAGGCACCACCGCTGGACATACCACCGCTCATCTCACCGCCCTTGATCTTACGCATCACGAACTCCTTACCGTGATGGAGCAGTTGCTGACCAGCCTCCTTACCGACCGTCATCAGAGCATCACGCACAGCGGGGTTGCTGACGACCTTTGAGATCACGCTGCCGATGCTGGAGAAGATGCCGCCACCGCCGACATAGCGGTGGAGTTCTTGCGTCGTCGCCGTCGGGGCAAGGGGAGCACCGATAATGTCTTGCTCGGACAGCACACCCTTGATGATACGGCTGGAGCCACGAATGGACTCAAAGAAGCCCGAGTTCGCCGTGATGACGAAGAGTTGAGGGTTCGTGATCGTGACACCAGAGTTGTTATAGACTTGGATGTTGAACTGGAGCGTGAAGTTGCCCACGAGCGAGGGGGCTTGTCCAGTTTGGAGTGTGATGTCTTGGGAGGGCTTGAGGACGAGGATGGAGCCGACCGTCGGGACAATACCCTTGCCGAGACTAGCGACCGCCGAGAAGGACGGCACAGAACCGCCCAGCGTGACCGCCGTAGTGCCAGTAGAAGTAGCAACAGCCGTGTTCGCTACACCCGTCGGCACTTGGGCTTGACCGACATACGCTCCGCCAGAGAAGGTGCTCCAGTCCATATCCAGACCGTTCTTGATGGACATCGCATACAGTTGCTCGGTCGTCTGAGACGAGAGCAGACCCGAGAAGTTATCAAAATTGACCGAGAGAGGGTTGGCGACACCACCGAAATAACGAGACGCTAGAGGCAGATACGAGTCGCCGTAGTTCGTTGTTGAGAGACCGTTCTTCACATAGATGATGAGTAGGTCGGGGATCTGCGGTAGCGTGATCGTCTGCGACTGGATCTGTGCGACGGCGAGAGGAGCAATAGACTGACCGCTGTAGTTGGTGATGTAGCGAGGGAACTCTAGGTAAGGAACCACTGACTTGGGCGGCAGTGGGACATCTAGAGACGGCGTGAGGAACTGGACATTGACCACCGAGTTCGTGAAAGAACCCGCAACCGCCGTGTTGTAGGCGACAACAACGCTCGCAACACCAGTGACGAGTTTCTGGGGCTGACCAGTGGTTTGAGCGGTGTTCGCAGCGAAACGCATACCGCTGGAGCGGACGAGGCGAGTCGGGGCAGACTGTAAGTTCATAATCAACTGAATGTTGTTGATGCCGAACAGACCCGTGTCCCACTCATGAACATCCGAGAAGGTGAAGGGCGAGAGGACGAGTTTCTCCGTGCTGGTGAATTTGAAGAAGAAGGTGAAGGGACCCAAGCAAGTTCCCGATGAGGAACCCTTCGCAAGGCAAGGCAGACCGTTGAGCACTTGGTAGATGCCCACCGTTCCCGTAGAGGGCTGAGCGACAGACGCACCAGCCGAGTTGTAGTAGTTGCCCTCAACGAGGGCACCACCGAGAGCGTCCGTGAAGGCGACTTGACCGAACTGACCGTTCTGGGGCTCGGCGTAGTCCAGTAGCGACGCATAGCCCGAGAGAGGGCTATTCACGGCACCATAGCCATCGTCGTAGCACTGATACTTATCCAGCATCGTCGGGCAAGTCCGCTGGAGACGATTCTTCTTGTAGTCCGTTAGACGGAGAACCTCCTTGAGAACATCTTGGGAGTTGATGACGCTCGTGGTGTCGTTGATCGTCGCCGTGAGGGTGGAGCAGAGCGAGTTGAGGGGAAAGGCGGGGAGAGCCCAATCCACAGCGGGGACCCAGAGGGGCAGACCAGCCGTTCCCGCAGTGAGATATGTGGCTTCGGCAGCCGAAGTGAAGGCGACCGTCTGCTGGAGGTAGCAAGTAGAAGTCCATTCCACCGCACGATCTACGAACACATTCTCGGATGGGACATAGATGTTGTAGGTGTGCTGGGACGAGGTCGCCGAGATGGCGTTGAACGGGGCGTTCGTGAGGGAGAGAGCACCCTTCTGAACGGCATACTTTGGGCGGTTCTGGACGATACGAGAATCAAAGACAGCCAACTTCTCAATGTCGGCACTCATTTGGTTTATGTTCTAACAACAGAAAGTTTTAGGGGACGCTTCTCAATCAAAATCGGTTTCTCCCTTGTCGGGTAGTCCCTTCTTCTTGAACATCATCTTGAAGGACACGCTGGAAAGGTTCGTCATTGAGATGGGGTAGAGTTGATTGTTGAGACGATGCCTCCAGAAGACTTGGACATCTACTCCCGAGAGGGGCTGGTGGGAGGCAAGGAAGTCGGATAGACGATACTGGGCAGACGGAACATAGTAGATGAAGGACTTCCAAGAGGCAGCACCCTTGACCATATCCAGAGCGAGATCCGTGATGACTCGGGTGAAGGCTGCCTTTGCGGTGGCTTGTGAGTTTCCTACATTGCCTTGACCGATGATGACGGGTGCGGAGTTCTCTTCGGGATTCACGGGCATTAGGGCAGACGAGAACACGATGGAGGAGATGGGAGACCACAGAGTATCTGTAGATTGTGTCTCTTGCGTGACCGTCCAATAGACCTTCTGCTGGTTGAGGACGCTGACGGGGTTGGCGGCGGGGTTTCCGCTTCCGTAGGGGACATAGCCGAGAGGAGGCGTTCCGCCGTAAGGTGAGAGGCGGTAGTCGGAGACATCCGTGTATAACTTGTTCGGCACAAGTATCTCATACACATACCCTTTCGGTGCTGGAATACCCGCATACGGACCAGCGACGGGCGAGTTCGTGTTCCAGTAGAGGAAGGAGAAGTTGGCGAAGAGGTTATACATATTCGTGTTCATAAAGAGTTTGAACTGCGGAGGCGTAAAGAGACCGCCTTGTAATGTGGATGGTGTGAAAGCAGTGAGACGAGCACCGTATCCATCGCTGTCAAAGCCGAGTGTGAATTTCTGGGATCCACCGTCATACGACATCTGCGGAGGCTGGGCGGTAGCGTTGAGGAAGGCAGCAAGAGTAGCATAAGGGAATGCTCCGAGTGTGCCGTTCTGAATCCACGCATCATAGAAGGCGTAGAAGGTGTCGCAGATCGCACAAGTAGAAGCGACACGGGAGGGGACTGGTGAGTTTTGGAGATCATCGGGGTTGAAGATCGTGAGATTTACGAGGTTCATCCATCGCTGGTAAGTATAAATGAAGTAGTATCCCGTCGCAAGATCTTGTGGGCGACCTTTCTGGTCTCCAATGAGTCGCCAGAAGGTGGAGAATTGAGCAGTAGGCGAATTTCCCGTCGTGGTCTGGAGGGCTTCGTAGAACGGACCATCAAAGGTGTTCTGGCTTACGATTGTATTCAGTGCCGTAGAAGACACGATCTGACCTATCGTGTATGTCGTTCCCGCTTGATAGAACCCCTTGAACTTATCGTTCGCCATAGAGTTAGGGAGAGGTGAAGAAATAGGGTTCTTGTCTTGGGGAGAATAGATACAGAAGCGAGTCGGAGGCAAGACGGTGAGCGTCACATTGGAAAGAGCGGGAGCAGAGGTGCCAAGTTGAACCCAGTATGCTGCCGAGTTCGGATCCACCGCTGGATCGGGGTTGTGTCCTATATTTCCATTCACGATAGACTGGGCGTAGAATAGCGTTCCGTCCAATACGCTATTGTAAGACACATACGCATTGTCCGCATAAGTCGTCGCTGGATTCCACTGTCCTACCGAGACTTGTGATCCTACCGAGACCGTCTGCTGGTAAGGAATCGCCAGTCCGTAAGTTGAGAGATTCACATTGACTTGACCCGTTCCCGTGCGAATCGTCGGGATGAACAGCGGAAGATCCAAGTTGGCTCCGTTCATCGTGAATCGCACGATGGAGAAGTTGTATTTGGAGATGTCGCTGATGATGGGGAAGTCACGGGTCTCGTTGAACACGATGTTTGGGTCTTGGATCGCATCGCCCGACTTCGTCTGGTCGTCCGTCGTGTTATTCACGATGTCGGCGTTGTAATACACATAGTCGGGATCCATATCCGTTCCACCCACGAACTTCACGGATGCGATCTGGCGGTTCATTTGTAATGGACTGGGATTTTGTTTCGCTGTCTATTTCTTAATTCCTACATAGGTCAGACCACTCACAAACTTGTCGGGACACAGCCCCGACTTGTCTATGATCTTCTTATACTGTTCTAGGGTCTTGTCCTTGAACATAAGCCGAGCGACGCAGTGCCGACCGCAAGTGTTGATGTCTCCGCTCTCCTTCTGGAAGGCGTGGGTGTTGTAGTAGATGGGCAGACCGCTTCGTCGCATAAGGTTGGTGAGGTAAGGTTGAGCCTCGTCCAGTTGTTCTAGACGGGAACGGGGCAGTTCGTCCAACTGCTCTTCGGGTCGGTCGCCGTAGGGATCAAAGAACTCTACCCCTTTCTTCGTGCGAAGCATACAGCACCAGTGTCCCGTGTGATCGTTTTCGGTAAGGAACAGAATGATACAGCGACCTTTGGAATCAAAGCAGTCTTGGAGCGACCGCTTTTTAGAAAGTTGGGGATAGGTCATCAGCGAGATGTCTCGTCCTAGCAGATGGCGGATGTCGTCGTCCGAGAGCGAGTATTCTTGGACTTCTTCTACTTGCGTCATTATAAATATGACCAAGAATATATGGGGTTCGCCCTTCGGAAAGGATCAAAAGAAACCGAAGGAACCGAAGACACCGAAAGAGGAGAAACCAAAGAAGATTCCTCGTCTTACGAAGAGTGATGTGCGGATGCTTCTAGATTGTTCGGCGGGGT